GGGAGCTTGTCCCATTCTCCTTTGTCGCAGATTGGTTCTTTTCTGTCGGCGACTGGCTGGAAAGCCTCGATGCCAGCAATGGCGTCTCCTTCCGCGATGTGTGCATCTCACGATTCACACGCCAGGAAGTTAAAGCATCGTTGGTCGGATACAACGAGTACACGACGGGAGGTGGCTTATTCCGTTATAAGTATGAGCGTGGAGGTTCTGGCGAACGTACTACTGTTCTTTTCGACAGGACAGTCCCTGCGTCGCTACCTATGCCAAGTTTGCCTCCTATCGGAAGCGGCCTTGGTTTGACCCGTTTCGCCAACCTAATGTCAATCCTGACATCGTTAGCTGGCTCAAGCAGAAATGCTTCTTTATGGAGATAAACTATGCCTCAAATGGCAAGCCTAACTCTGGCCGATGGCCAGGCTACCCCGGTTAGCCATACGTTCGGCGTTGGTACCGTTCAAGGTTCGCAGGATCAGCTCGAAACCAAGGCGACTTGGTACGAGCGAAATGCTTCGATCTTGAGCGGTTACTTCCGCTTGACGCATGCCATCCGGCAGCCTGCTTCGTCCAAGCAGTCTGCTCGTCTGATCGCCACCCTCTCGGTGCCGGTTGTGACTACCGTGAACGGCGTACCGACTGTTGTCCGCACCTCCTCGTTGAAACTTGAGTGTAACTTCGCTCAAGATTCAACCGCCCAGGAGCGGTGGGATATGATCTCGTATCTTCTCAGCTTTGCTGGTAAGACCGAGTTCAAGACTTCCGTCCAGAACATGGAGCCCTTTATTTAGGGTCCTTGTGTTCTGTACTGCTGTCCCCCACTTGCTCTACGTTTCCTCCTAGGAACGTATCTATTGGAGTTTCTCCATGGACAAAGGTGTGCCCTCATCCTACAGGGCAGAACAGTTCCGCTTTGATTTGGACCGCTTTCGTCGCGACCTCACAAGGTCGTTAGACGTTCATTTCGTGCCTGGTTTCCTTACTGTCGGTTGTAATGACAGTATTAAACCCTGTGCGATTGATCGTTTTGCTCGAGAGCATCTGATCGGCAGTATATTCTCTAAATTTGACGACGGTAAAAAGTCGCCGAACAAGGAGGATGCCACTTGGAAGCGGTTTTACGAAGCTGAAGAGCTTTGTAGATCCGCCAATACCCGCATATTTTCTGTTCGCCAAAGATTTACCCCTGGCGACTACCCTTCCCTTCTATGGGATGCGAGTAGGAAAATACAGTTAATACTCGGGCAATTCCGATGGTCTTACTGCTTTGAGCACATGAACTGGGGTCCGGGCGCGACAACACGTCAGCGTCGCCGCAATTCGGATTCAGGCTACAAATTTTCGGGTCCTCGTGACTCGACTTTTAACAACGCTGGCCTTGCGCTTGCCCTGATTAGGGGCAGCCCTCTTTGGTTACAGAGCGCCTCAATTTCTGAACGAGGCGAAGGTTCCCTCCCGTTGCGCATCGTGGAGGGTAACAGCGTCACTACAGTACCGAAGTCCTACAAGACGAATCGCACCATTGCTATTGAGCCCTGTATGAACATGTTTGTTCAGAAAGGTATCGGTGGCGTGATGCGGGATCGTCTGAGGAGGGCTGGTGTTGACCTAAACCTAGGTCAGTCTAAACATCAGAATCTGGCGCTTATCGCCTCCTTTGGTGCGCCGTTAGCTACCATCGACTTGTCGATGGCGAGTGACTGTGTATCATACGAGCTGGTTAGGCTCCTCCTTCCTCCTGATTGGTTTGAAGCACTTGAGCAGTGCCGAAGCCCATTAGGAAGACTTCCTTCTGGTTCTGATTTTATCAGGTATCAGAAGTTCTCTTCTATGGGAAATGGCTACACGTTTGAGCTAGAAAGTCTTATCTTCTATGCCCTAACGTTGTCCGTCATGACTCATATCGGAGAGAAGGACCATCGTGTGTCTGTTTACGGTGATGACATCATCGTACCTCAGGCTTGTGTGCCTAAGCTCCTTGACCTCTTGGAGTTTTGTGGGTTTAAGGTTAACCCATCTAAGTCCTTTTGGACTGGGCCATTCCGCGAGAGTTGTGGTACTCATGCTCTTCGTGGTTACGATGTGACTCCGTTTTACGTCAAAGCTCCTATCAAGTCTCCGGTCGATCTGATCTTGCTTCATAATCAGATATATCGCTGGCAAGAACGGGTTAAACCGTACATGCCAATGACGTACCAGTACCGGCTTGATGTCTTAAGAAGGGCCCTCGTCAGGCTTCTTCCGGCGCGTTGTCGTAATCAGTACTATCCTGATGGAATCGGGGATGCACTCCCGATTAACTATGATCCACCCCCTAAAGGGGTGGGAGCGAATCATAGCTCTTTCCAATGTGAGGGTTTCAGGTTTGACGGTTATACCGTTTTATCTGAGACCAGCACAGACGGACCTTTAGGCTTACTCTGTAAAGCTCTCTGTCGTGATTCTACTCCTCTGTGGGTGTATCATGATGGCCTGCTTTTATATCGTGAGCCGCAGGACTTGTGTCGGGGTTTGAAACAACCCGAACGGACGGTGTGGCGTAAGCAGTTCGCTTACGTCCCCGGCTACTGTAGTATTCCC